CTCCACGGCCGCGGCGAGGGCCTGCGCGGTGCACGAGCCCACCGAGCCCTGGTCGTAGACGGGGGGCAGCGCCCCGAGCTCGATGCGGTCGACGGGGATGGCGCCGCCGCCGAGACGCACGCCCCGGTGCGCGGCGCGGCCGAGCTCCTCGGGGGCGCGCCAGCCGAGGGGGCGGGTCACGGCCGCAGCCCGTCCAGGTCGCGCCGGAGCACGACGCCCCGGGCCGTGGCGCGCGCCGCGATGGCCCGCAGCTCCGCGTTGGTCCTGTCCCCCGCGCTCGCCCAGCCCGCGTCGCGGTTGCAGCTCGGCACGAGCGCGTCGGCGATGGAGGCGGCGCCGTCGGCCACGCGCTCCAGCACGGTGCCGAGGGCCACGCCGTTGTCGGCGAGCACCTGGGCGAGCTGCACGAGCGCCGCCCGCACACCACCGACGGCCGCGTGGGCGGCGCAGCGGTCACCCCCGCGGGACTCGTACGCCTCGACGGCGACGGCCAGGCGCTGCGAGGCCTCGGCCACCGCGTCGAGGGCGCGGCCCACGATGGTGCGGGCGGGCTCGGGCAGGATCGCCGCGAGGATGGCGCGGGCCGACGGCACCGCCCAGGAGAGGGTGTTGAGCACCGTGCGCGCGGTGTCGGTCCACGAGGACACGACGGAGCCGGGGCCCTCGGGCCCCGGGCGCGGGCCGCAGCACACCACCGCGGCGGGCACCCCGAGGCCCACCAGGGCGAGGAGCATCAGGGTGGCGACGGTGGCCCGGCCAGCCTCGCCGGAGCGCCCAGACGGGGTGCTGGCGCGCGGCTCGGCCTCGGTCTGCGCCTGCGCGGGCGACGGGAGGAACAGCGGGTGCCCCATCGCGCGCAGGATGCGGTTGAGCGCGCCCGGGAGGTTGTTGGCGACGTCGGCCACCACGTCGAGCACGAGCACGAGCCGCGTGCGTGCGATGGGGCGGCCGGTTACGCGCTCAATGGAGGCGCGCACCACGGCCCAGATCATGGAGTAGGCGAGGAGCGCGACCACGACGCCTGCGACCGCGTGCGTCCAGTCAGAAAAAAGCCAGCGGGTGATGTCAGAGAAGCTCATGGCGGGAGGTCTTTCGGTGAGAACTACGAGTGCTCGCGCTCGTGCCGGTCGGCGACGATGGCGAGACGGGTGGCGAGGTCGTGGACGGTCTGCGCGAGCGCGCGGACCTCGGTGCGCAGGTCGTGGATCTCGTCGCGCTGCCGTTCGAGCTGCGCGCGGAAGGCGCCCCAGGCGATGCCTCCCGCGACGAGCGACGACACCGCCGCGAGGAGGAAGCCCAGGAGGGCGAAGGTGACGGGCGAGAGGGTCATGCCGGCGCCCCCAGGAGCGAGCGGGAGCGCGGGTGCGCGGTGACCTCGAGGTCGCCTGTGCCGCTCGCCCGCGTGATCTGCACATGGAAGCGGTTGAGCAGCCCGTCGCGCAGGAGGGTCGAGTCGGGCGTGTAGACGTAGCTGTTACGGGTCCACGACGTGGGCTCCGCAGTGCCGACGCCCGTGCCCCAGTAGAGCCCGATGAAGCTCTGCGTGCAGACCAGCTTCAGCCAGGTCGTGCCGTTGTCCCAATCGAGGCCAGGGGTGTTGGTGCTGCCGTTGAACCCCCAGCTCCCGGCCGTGTTGCCGCGGTCCTCGACGCTGCCGCCCTGGGTGAGGCGCACGCGGTAGCCGCGCGTGGCGTCGTCGTTCTCGATGCCCAGGTCGAGCGAGTAGTTGCCGCCCGCAGGGAGCGCCGTGGAGTCGACGCGCACGAGCAGCTCGACCCCGTACAGGTAGGGCGACGCGGGCAGCGTGCGGCGCATGCCGACCGTGTTGGTGCCCGTGGCAACGAGGGAGAGCGCGCCGCCGGATGCGGTCGCAGTGCCTGTGCCGGTCTGCGTCCACCCGCCGTCCGAGGGGGTCTGGAGGCTCGTGTCGACGCCGCCCGCCGCAGGCGTCGCCCACGCGCCCACGCCGCCGACCACCGTCCACACCTGACCGGTCGAGCCGATCGCCACGCGTTCGGGCGCGCCCGACGCACCGCCGCGGATCGAGTCTCCGAGGGTGGTCATGGGGTTGGCCATGCCCGCCGCGCCCGGTCCCCATGCCCCACCCGTCGCGTCCCACACGAGCCCCTGCCCGTCGGTCGGCGCCGTCGCCGCAATGCGCCGCCCCCGCAGATACCCCGCGTCGGCCAGATACCCCGGCTCGGGCGAGTAGACCCGCGAAGCGTCGGGCGCGAGGCCCGCGGCGCGCGTCGTCGCCACCGTCCACGTGAGGCCCGTCGCGGTGACGGCGCCGTCGGCGTACACCGCGCGGTGCAGCGCCCACGACGACTCCTCGCCGAGGGGCAGCGCCACGCGCTCCCAGGTCGCGCCGCCGTCGTCGGAGCGCCAGAGGTACGGCGCCGCGGTGGTGGTCGCCACCCACACGCCGTCGGCGTAGGTCACGTCGGTGAGCGTCGCGCCGATGGCGCTGGGGAGCGTGACCGCGTCCCAGGTGGCGGCGCCGTCGTCGGAGCGCCAGAGGAGCGATGCGCCCAGAGCCGAACCGCTGCGGTCGACCGAGGCCCACGCGAGCAGCACGCCCCCGCCCGCGCGGAGCCGCACGTTGGCGGTGGTGGAGATGCCGGAGAGCACCACCACCGTGCCGGCCGCAAGCGCGACCGGGTCCCACGGGAACACGTCGCCCTCGTCGGTGGCGACGAAGTACAGCGACCGGGTGTCGTCCCAGGTGACGTCGGTGTTGATCGCGCCTGAGGTGACGCCGGGGTCGAAGCCCGCGATGTAGGGCCAGGTCTCGCCGTCGTCGGTGGACCGGGCGAGGGTCACGGAGCCCGATGCGCTGCCCACAGCGGCCCACGTCTCGCCCGCGCCGTTCCAGGCCATCCCCCTGACGACGTAGCCCGCGAGGTCGGTCACCTCGACCCACTGCGTCGCGTCGTCTGCGCTGATGGCCGAGGCCACGCTGGGCGTATCGGGTTCGGTGTGCCAGACCTTGAAGGTCGGCCCCGTCGCCGTGCCCCACACCAGGAACCGGTCGCCGATGCGGAACGCGCCAGACATCACCGTCATCGCGCTCGGCGCCGACCGCTCGATCCACTCGCGGCCCGTGCGGCTCACCGCGAGGATGGGAGTCGGCCCGGCCTTCGTGCCCGCGATCACGTAGCGGTATCGCCCGCCCGTTGCCCGGGTGTCGTCGGTGTCGACCGCCACCCCTGCCACCGCGGTGAACACGGGCGCGGAGCCGCCGTGCGTCGTGCGTACCCACGCGCCCCAGCCGGGCCCCGCGAGGTAGTCGACCCACGCCGTGGTGAAGTGCAGGAGGTAGTTGATCCACTGCGCGGGGGGACGCTGCCCCGGCGCAAACCCCGCGGCGGCCACGCCCGCGAGGGGTTCGGCCACCTGCCCACTCGGTGCGTCGTAGCCGAAGCGCGGGCGCCTCGTCGGTCGCTCTGCCATCAGTACACTCCTGCGAGGGCACCGCCGGTGCCCATGTCGGTGTCGGCGAAGCCCTCGGTGTCGACCTCCACGTCGTCGCCCTCCGCGAAGGCGAAGGCGTCGCCCACCACCGCGGGGCTCACGAGGGCCACGCCCACGCCCGCCGCCGTCGCGCGCCGCACGAGGGAGCCGATGCGCGGCGGGAGCCCGGCGCCGGGGAAGGTCGCGAGGTCGGCGAGGAGCCCGGCGGGGTACGACGGGTCGAGGGTGTAGTTGACCCCGTCGAGGCAGGCGCGGAGCGTGTCCCGGACGTCGGTGTAGTTGCCCCGCGAGCGGTTGGACACCGCGCGGGCCCGCACGAGGTTGCGGTACGCGAGGTCGCCGAGCCCCAGGCGCGGCTCGCCGAGGAGCGCGCCGATCTGGTCGAGGTGTGCGCCCTGGGCGTTGTCGATGCCGAGGATGATGAGGGCCCAGAAGGCGTCCTCGATCTCCTGCACCTCGGCGAGCCAGGACGTGAGCATGGCCCGGATGACGGGCTTGCGGAACTGCCGCGCCAGCCGCGCGAGCCCGACAGCGACGTGCCCCGTCTCCTGCGCCAGCGTCGGCCGGTCGAGCTCAGACACGGGTCACCGTCACCCGCGCGGCGTCGAGGGCGGCCTCCTGCCTGGGGCTCACAGGGAGGTCGGCGTCGGTCACACCCAGGGCGCTCAGACCGATCAGCACGTTGGTGACGTTGCGCACCCCGGTGACGCCCAGGGCGCCGCAGAGCAGGGCCGCGCGCGTCACCTCCTCGCCCGCGCGGAGGGTCGCGCCCGCGGCCACCACGGCGGCCTTGATCGCCGCGTCGCCGGGGTCGCGCGCAGGGTCGACGCGCACCGTCAGGGCCACGTACACGTTGACCGCCGCGGGGCGGCCGAAGCGCACCGTGCGGAGCGTGCCGGAGGTGTCGAGGATGCTCTCCGACACGGCCACCGCGTCGGGGGCGTAGGTGGCGATGCCCGCGGCGACGGCGTTCCACAGGGCCAGGGCCACCGCGGCGTCGGCGCCGCCCGTGACGAGGGCTTCGACGGAGTGCGCGGGGCGGCCGTCGGCGTCGGGCGCGCTGGTGGTGTTGTGCCAGACCACCACGTCGGTCACGAGGGGCACCGCGCGCAGCGCCGCGGCGATGGCGTCGAGGGGCGAGCTCGCCGCGCCCTGGAGGTCGTCCTCGCGCCGACGTCGCAGCCCAGGGTCGGTCTCGGCGTCGGCGCCGGGTACCGCCGCGGCGAGGTTGGTCACCGACACCCAGCCCGAAGCGGGCGTCGCGATGGTGCTGATGGTCGTGGACGCCGCGGGCACCGGCCCGGCCGTCTCCTGCTGCGCGAGCACCTCCACCGAGGCCTCGGCGGTGCTCCCGTTGGTGACGCTCTCGACGGTGACCCAGCGGTTGGTGGGGTCGGAGGTCGACGCGACGGCCCCTGCGGCGAGCGTGGCGCCCGCGGCGAGGGTCACCACCAGTCGAACCGTGCCCGGCTGCGCCGCGCGGCGCGTGGTTCCGGTGATGGCCGCGAGGAGCGTCAGGCTCTGGTCGGTCGCGCCGTTGGGGTCGCGCGCGGCGTAGACCGCCCCGCCGAGCTCCCACAGCTCGCGCAGCGCCGCGGACATGATTCCGTTGAGCTGCCCGAGGGGCTGCTCGGGCGACACGTCGAGGTCGTTGCCGAGGAGGCCCTTCTGCGCCGCCTCGATGCTCGCGAGGATCTCGGCGTAGGTCTTGGTGACGAAGCCCGCCGTGGTGACGCCCGCCATCGCTCAACCCTCCAGTCGGAAGCCGCTGTCCTCGATCACCTCGCCGGTGGTCGTGCGGACGCGGAAGGTGACCGTGGCGGCGCGGGTGGCGCGGTCGAGCGCGAAGGCGAAGGCCTCTACCGCGGCGACGCCCGGGCAGGTGGCGATGGCCTGGCGCGCCGAGGTCTCAGCGAGCGCCAGCGCCGCGGCGCCCTTCTGGCCGAGGAACGCGCCGTACGGCACGCCCACGCCCGCGTCGGCGAACCACTCCCCCTGCCACAGCCGCAGGCGTCCGCGGAGCCGCTGCACGATGGCCTCGGTGCCCTCGACGAGGGTGAGGCGCCACGCCGTCAGGGCGAGGTCGCCGGTCTGCGGGTCGAGGGCCAGGGTGCGCACACCCGGAACGTGCGCGCGCGGATGCGTGTGGGGCTACCCGGTGGTGGCACACGAGGATGGCACGCCACCGCTGTCGGGGCGGTCAGTTGGGGCCGAGGAAGAGCTGCCCCTGGCGAACGCGGTTGCGCTCGGCGCGCTGGTCGATGGCCTCGTCGAGCCACATCGCCACCTGGCGCTGGGCCACGTCGAGGTGGCGGCGCGGGAGCATCGA